GAATTAGGCTGAACTATTATTGATACTGGCTTATAGGTTTTGACTATCCCAGCAACATAATCTCTCTCATAAATCTCAAGTACTTGGTTATTACCATTCCTTAAAATTTGAGTTATTGTATATCTTAATCCGTAAGGCATTATGCTAAACTGATTGATTGTCCTTTAATGTTTGATGCCTTTTGACTTCTATTTACTGCAAGTAATAAATCTTGACCTCTTAATACAAATTGTCCACCATTACTTGTTGTATTACCACTCATTGCTCCTGCGTTAAAAGAAGTATTTAAAAAGTTACTTAACTTACTTAATGGCATAACTGCCTCACTTTCTGAACCTTCTCCTATCAATGCAAGAGTTGGTTTAGTTACTACTCCACCAGTAGCCAATCCAGCAAACAATAAATCTGCTGCTCCTGCTCCACCTTCTATTGCTCCACCAGCACCACCTGAGATAGCGTTCATAATTGCTTTAAATAACAATGCTTGAATAACTGATGCTGCAATTTGTTTAGCTAAGTTTTTAAACATATCCTCAAGTGCCATACCTATATTCGCACCTCTTTCCATAGCATCAAATAATCCCATAAATGCATTAGTAACAGTATTTGAAATTGTATTAGCAAAACTTATGTAATCTTGTTGTTGTTTTTTTAGTAATTTACTATTTTCTTTTTCTCTTTCTTTGTCTGCCTCAGCAGAAATACGATTAGCTTCTAAATCAAGCATTTGCTGCTCTCTCGCAATTCTTGCTGGGTCTAAAGATTTCATTCCTGCTCCAGTATATTTATTAGTAGAACGGAAAGAAGTGTCTTTGAATACATTTGATGTATCTAATTCAGAAGCAGTTAATCTTGGTTTCCCACTATAATACTTATCATAAATAGCATTTTCTTGTTGTAATAATTTTCCTATTGCTGCTTCTGCTGCTGGACCAGATATTCCAGCAATTGTCTTAATAGCTTTATCTATTGCATTTAATTGATGCAATGCAAAAGAATCTTCTCCTGAAACTGCAAATAGTTTACCAGCTTTTAATAAACTTTCTCCTTGTAAAATATCTTTATTAAATTCTTGTAATGCTTTGTCAAGTTCACTAATCTTATTTTGCTTATTATCAACCTTTTCATATTTTGATAATTCTGCATTTAGTGATATTACACCAGATTTAAATTTAGAAATATCTGCATCTACTTTCTCAAAATCTTTAGAATATTTAGCATAAATTGGTGCTTGTTGTTCTTCTATTGTTACAACTCTTCCTTCTTTACCTTGTACTTTTTCGCTAGTAATTGCATTTAATTCTGCATTTTGCTTTACTAATAGTTTTCTTCTTTGTAATAATGCTTCCTCTAATTTTGTATTATTATTTTTTTCCTTTTCAGTTACTTGAAATTGTATAGATGCATTATTTAATGCAGCAATCATTGCTCTATTGTCGGATTCAATAGTTAATTTCTTAATAGCTTCACTATCTGAATATAATTTCTTTAATTCTGCTAATGCAGTTTCTCTTTGTTTTAAATCAGCATTAGAACCTATTATTCCTATTAATGCTTCACCTTTTATTTGTCTAGCTTCAGCTTTAGCTGCTATCTTGTATAATTCCTCGTTAAGTTCATTAATCTTTTTAATAAAATCTTCTAATTCTGCTGTTGCACCTTTAAAGAATTGTCCTATTTCTTTACTATATGTAGAAAGTAATGCAGATAATAAACCAATAGCAACACCAATACCTGCTGGACCTGTAAGACCAGTAACCATTGCTGCTAATGCTTTTTTAGTACCACCTTCAGTAGCAGCTAATCTTTGGAATGACTCAACCATAGGGTTTAAGTTATTCGCAATACCCATCATTCCATAAGGAGCATCCTGAGCAATTCTAGAGAAGTTTATAAGAGATTGAGAAGCATCTCCAACAGGTTTACCTACTTTTTGTAATGCACTTCCGTAAGCTGATATTTGAGTATTTAAAGCCTTAATTTCAGTATTGAGCATATTAATCTCAATAGTATTGGTAGACTTTTTTAATTGTGCCTGAAATTGTCTAAGTTGGTTTTCAGCTTTTTGCAGTTCAGATTGTATCTCTGCAACATCCATTCCAACTTTTACATTAAAACCAATATTCTCTGCCATCTTATTTTAATTTACTCCGTACAATTTTAATGTCCTTGCTAGTTGGTCATCGGTTAACATTATCTTTTCTTCATCTACTTCTAAATCATCAATCGCTGGTATATGCCAAAATGCTTTTAATGACTTAGGAGATTTTTCTGCAGTATTACTTAGGTATATAATATAGGCAAGGTTTCTAGTCCTTGCCCATTGATTTAATTCTTTCCTTTCATTACCTAATACGATAATTGAAAAGTCCTTCCAAGTAATATCCCAAAACTCATTGGGTTTTATCCCACATTCAGCAGCCTTGACTAAGACATCATCCCAACTTAGCTTTACTAGGCTTTTTTTTTTCTTCTTTTACTTCATTAGATACATTTAAAATTGTTTTATCAACTATAAATTTAATGAAGTTAACTAGCTGACCTTCAGTTTTAAATACTCCTCCAATTTCATCTATCCAATCGCATACATCATTTTCATTGTATTCTATTGGTTGGTTATTCTTAATACAAGCAGATTCATATCCACAAAGTACTAAAGAAACCAAAGTATTTATATCCGTTCCAGCCTTTGCCATAAGGTCAAAATAGCCACTAATATCTGTGTTGTTTTTAGTGGTAAATAAACGCATCGCCAAAGTACCCCAGTTAAGGAGTATAGTTTTGTTGTTCAGTCTTAATTCAAACATAGGTTATTTTTTATGCAGTTTCAGTTTGTGTCAATGGTGGTACAGTTACCACGAAAGTCGCAGAAAATTTAACATCATCTTTATCAGCAGCGTTTACATCAAAGTTTGAAATAAATACTTGACCTGAATACACAATATCTCCAGAAGTTGGAGTTGCTTTACCCATCTTCATATTAAAAGATGTTCTTGCAGCGTGAGCAGTGTACAATTGTTGGTAAGAATCCTTACTTGGAGTTCCTGTTTCATCAATTGCAAAACCATCACCTTTGAATGATTGAGTAAATGAAGGACCAGCTTGATATTGGTCTCCACATTTAGAAGTTGCATCAATAGTATTTACTACTGAAGTCATTGAGTTAGTTGTAAGACACGCAACAGGTTTAAATGTTCCGTCATTGTCTATGTCAGCTAAAAGGATATAGTCTCTTGCTGATACTTTTGTTTCTGCCATTTTATTTAATTTTGAGTTATTATTATATTATATGTTATAATCGTTCTGAAAACATTGTCTAAAGGGTTTAAGCCATCTAAATTTCTAACACTTCCGACACTTAAAGCAGATGAAGTAAATCCATTACTTAAAGTTATTGTTGTGTCCGAATTTATTGCTGCCAATACCAAATTGCTAATTGTTTCAGCTCGTTTATAGCCAAAGTTAGCATTTTTTGTAACAATGTCCACTATAATAGTAATAGCATTTGTATAACCTTCTTTGCCTTGTTCTTGGCTTGAAGTTCTGCCATCTAAAATAATGTATTCATTGCCTACTCCATCTGGAGCAAAACCATCGTAAACACCTAAGCTAGTAGCACTTACTAAATTGGTATAAAACCACTTTTTTATTTCTATATTAGGATTAAGCATTTACTATATTTTTAATTCTTTCTTTTAATAATGAAACTTCAGTCTCGTAAGCAGGTATTAAATAAGGTTGTGGTCTTATCCCTTTCCTTAAAATACTTAATGCTATTGCATAAGCTGCTGCATCATTTTCTTTACTTTGTACTTTTCTGTTGCCAGTTCTTTTTTGTGTTTTAATACTATATGTTCCTACTAATCCTTTTCTCTTTACCCACAAAACTAATGCCTTAATCATCTCATCAAATGTACCATTAGTCTTACCTTTAAAGGTATTAGCAAATTCACCATATCCTTGTGTATCAACCTTTCCACCTGTTCCAAATTCTAAATAAGGTGCATATAATAAATCAGAACCAACTATAAAAACCTTTTTATCTATTCCTCCTGATTCTTTCAAATGTATTGAACCTCTTAATGTCCCAAAGTTAGCAGGAGCATTCTTTTTAGCCTCTGATTGAATCTTTAATGCAGATGCATTTGTTTCATTAATAATGTCATTTTTAAGTTTTTGAGTTAGGTTTTCTAACTTAACCAAAGTCTCATCAAACTGAGTAACATTAAAAAATATTCCTGCCATTATGCATACATTAATATTTCGTAAAATCTAAACTGATTCTCTACATCCTTAATAGAATGAATTGTGTACATCTCTCCCTCTGCCTCTATTTGATAATTATTATTGATTGTTACATCATATCTGATATATAACTTAGCAGAACGAGTAAAACTTAACTCGGCTTCCAATAAGGCTCTATTTTCATCCATAGGTCTAAAATCGCCAAATACAACTCCTTGTAAGGCAAAGGTAGTAGTATATCCACCTTGCCCATCAGCAGTCCTTGTAGGCACATATAAGCCTATTTCAGAGTACATTGTATTGGCATCCACATAATTTGCTTTCTTGCTTCCTAATCTCATAATATTGGGCTTATTCTTGTCCAGCGTTGACAGGCTTTCCAAGACTTTTCACAAATACCTGTATTTGAATCTAATCCTCTATTCTCGTAATCGTAGCTTACTTGGTCTAAAATAGCAATCTTTAAGTCATTAGGCACAGTTGCATATCCAACCACATAAGTAGCCTTTAAGTTCCTAAAAGGAGGTCTTTGTAATTGTGGGAACTTACCCCCTACTAAAGTATAATCAGCAGCTACTATTGTATCGTTATTTTCATCTATTAATGAAGTAAAACTATTAACTGGTCCATAAGGAAGGTTAAAACCACCATTAAAATTAGTAAACCAAACAACGGCAGTCTTAGGTATCAAACTCAAGCCTGTACCTATTTCAATGGCTTCTCTTGCTTGTTTAATAATTAAAGAGATTTGGTTATCATCAACAGAATTAGTTACTCTGCAATACAATTTAGCCTCTGCTAATGTTACTGGTTCAACCACAGTACCTATATCGGTTAAAGTAAAATCTATTATAAAATTAGAATATGCCATACATCTTTTTTACAAATTTACATTATTTATAATAAAAAACCCCCTACTAAATAGCAAGGGGTCTTTATATCTATGTAAGATTAGAACTATACGTTTCCTAAGTCAGCATAAATAGCTGAAGTTGGTTGCATTAAGTTAATATCTTCATAACACTCAATACGAGCAGTAACCATATTTTGTTGGAAGTTACTTGCATTCTCATAAGAGAACTCAATAGCCATTCCTTCAACCTCAATTCTTTCTACAAAGTTGTTATCTAAGATAAGAACCTTATCGTCAGTAACCCAAGATGCAGCAATTACTGGAGTTCCCCAGATTGTCATACCACCATTAGGATTAACGATAACACTACCAGAACCAGCATAATAACCAGCAGTGATAGTTTCTTTCAATAAGCGACCTAATTGTGCAGGGCTTACTAAAGCAACAGAAGATACAAAGTTTGCACTCTTTTGGTTGCCAATATAGTCAACTAATTGCTTTAAATCAACAGTTTCAGCAGTTGTAGTAGAACCAGTTGCAGCAGCAGAAACAGTAGAGAAAAACGCAGCATTCTCAGCTTTGTAGAAATCTCTAGTTAACATTCTTGGTAAAGTTGTACTCAAGAAAGGTAAACTTCTAGCCATTTGCTTTGAGAAAGTTGAGAAACCAGCGATGTAGTCATTAACTACTTTCACTTCGCTTAATGCGTAGTTGTTCTCACCTTTGTTAGAACCTTCAGTTTGAGCAGCAATGTTGTTAGTTGTTGCAGTTTCTTTGTAGAATACATACAAACCACTTTCAGAACGAACAGTAGGGATTAAATCTCTAAAGTTGATTGCTTGACTTGGCAATACAGATGCATTAAGAGCATAAGATGCTTGAGCATCTCCTGTTAAACTTGCACTTAAAGTCATAGACTTTACATCTCTTAAATCTAAACGGAATTTACCATTTGATTTCATTGATTTCTCCATCTCATCTAATTTACCATCTAATTTCTCAATGATAACTTCGTCAAGATGTTTTACTTCACGCTTTGCAGCTTTTTTTGTTGCAGCAGCTTGAGCATCAAATTGTTTTTGTGCTTCATCTCTTACAACTTTAATCTCAGCTTTAGTTTCTTCTAACTTAGCCTCAATGTTAGCTTGAAAACCTTTAAGGTTCTCAGCCATTTCGTTAAT